GCTTGATGTCCAAAAACAGCGTTGCTAGATCCTGTTGTATTTGCTTGTGCTGATTGTCTGCCAAAAGCTGCATTATCATCTCCTGTTGTATTTGCTGCTAATGCACTAGCACCCATTGCTGTATTATCTGAAGCGGTAGTGTTATTCGATAAAGCATTAAGCCCAACAGCAGTGTTTTCAGAACCTGTAGTGTTTGCATTTAAAGCTGCATAACCTACGGCTGTGTTGTGATTAGCAGTTGTATTAGCTGCTAAAGCACTTGTGCCTATTGAAGTATTTTTATTACCTGTTGTATTGTCTTGCAGAGCAAGATCACCCATAGCTACATTTTCTTCACCTGTAGTATTCGCTCCTAACGCATTGTACCCAAAAGCGTTATTAAATGACGCTGTAGTATTTGCATCTAATGCTGCAGCTCCAAAAGCATTATTTCTCGTGCCTGTGGTATTTGCATTTAAAGAATTATAACCAACAGCCGTGTTGTTTGAAGCTGTAGTTGTGGCTTGTAAAGAACCTCCTCCTAAACCTGTATTAAAACTTCCTGTAGTTGCAGTTCTTAATGAGTTAATACCTAAAGAAGTGTTTTCGCCACCTGTAGTGATAGACAAACTAGAATCGTGTCCAATCGCAGTGTTACCAGCACCAGTTGTGTTTGCACCTAACGCATCGTCTCCTACAGCTACATTTGTGTTACCCGTTGTATTGGAATCTAAAGCACCTTTTCCAACTGCCGTGTTTGATGTGCCAGTGGTGTTTGCCTTTAAAGAATCATGTCCCATTGCTGTATTGTTAGAAGCTGTAGTATTTGAATCTAAAGCACCTTGACCAACTGCCGTGTTACTACTTCCTGTGGTGTTTGCGTCAAGAGCACTTGAACCAATTGCTGTATTTTCAATACCTGTAGTGTTTACAAGCAAAGCACCTTTACCGACTGCTGTGTTTTGAGTACCATCAGTATTTGCACTTAAAGCTTCAAAACCAACAGCAGTATTTCTAATTCCAGTAGTATTTGCATCAAGTGATGAAGCACCAACTGATGTATTACTGTGTCCTGTGGAGTTTGCTGTAAGAGCATTTTGTCCTACCGCAGTATTATTTGAAGCTGTAGTAGTATCTGCCATAGCTCCAGAACCAATAGCTACATTATTACTGCCCGTTGTTAAGTTTAAAAATGCTTTTCTTCCAACTCCTGTGTTATCGTCACCTGAAGTTAAGACGTTAAACACCTCGTGTCCTAAACCTGTATTGTTGGAAGCAGCATCTAGCGTGCCTGTGCCAGCATCATTACTTATTAAAAGACTTTGCGAAAAGTTTGTAATATTGTGTTTAATACCTACGCCATTGATTGTGCCTACACTTGTTACAGCAGCATCGTTAAAAGATGTAGCTCCTAATGTGTTAGCTGCTGCTGTGGAAGTAATACCATTCGCTGCTGTGATACCGCCACCATCAGCGATGGTGATAGCATTATCGCCATCGGTAAAGCCAATATTTGCTGTTTGTACTTCACCGCTAACTAATAAATCCCCACCTACTGAGGCATCATCCGTAACTGTTAAATCGTCTTGTACTTTTAGATCCACTGTAGATAAACTAGCAAAAGCATCTACTACAGCAGCACCAGAACCCGCACCATCTAAATAAATTGCTTTAGTATCTCCTGGCGGAATAGTTACATTAGCACCACTACCTTGAGAAATAATTATATTTTGTGATCCACTTGTGCCGTTTTCTATAAACTGCATTCTGCTAATAGTGTTAGGTCCTATAGTAATAGTACAAGCCGAATCTAACGTACCCGTATATTTTAAATACATGGCTCTGCCAGGATCAGCTGCACCATCAGCTACAGTTGTAGTATGTGTATCAGCGTTAGTAGTAATTGCTTCCGTGCCGAAACTTAATGCTTCACCGATTAATTCTAAATTAGTATTAGTAACTGTACCCCAAGTACCACTAGCGTCACCAGTAGCCATTTCGTTTAATCTTAGATCGTTTACGTATGTGCTTGCCATTTATTTTGTTCTCAAATTTAATAGATTATATACTTTTTTTCCACAATAGTTAAGCTACATCTTCCCAATTTGCTGATTGTGTGTCACTTACAGAAGACCAACTTGGACTTTGTGTATCACTTACAGAAGACCAACTTGGGTCTTGGCTATCGTCTACTAGTCCCCATACAAGAACTAATGGTGTGTTTGTACTACCAACCACTCCAGTTGGTACAATATTTGCTTTAGCAATAATTGTAGTATCACCTACTGAACCTGTTAATTCTGTTAATGAATCTAACGTAATTTTTTCGTTATGGTGTACTGTTACTGAACCTGAAGCACTCGTAGCACTTAACCCAGCAACAGGTATGTTAGCTTCACCATCAACATCAACAGAAACTGCTCCTAATGTAGCTGTTACTCCTGGTAGTGTAGCTATAGCTTGTGCGTTTACACCAACACCAGAAACTGCACTTGTTGCGCTTTGTCCTGTTGGTACAAAATTAGCTTTTCCAACTGTAGCTGTGGTGCCTAAATTACTTGTTGCACTTTGCCCTGATAGTGTAGTGTTTGCTTCAGCATCAATAGATGGAGTACCTATAGCACTTGTAGATGATTGTCCTGAAAGTGTTAAATTTGCTTCTCCGTCTATACTAATTGAACCTGTCGATCCAGTGGCTACTAAAGTTGTAACTGTTATATTATTAGCACATGTTACACCGACAGTGCCTAGACCACTTGTAGCAGATAGTCCAGAAAGTGTAACAGGGTTAGGTTCACCCCAAGTGTTTGAACCCCAAGTGCCTCGACCCCAACCAGTGATCGCTGCCATTTAAGATTAAGCGATTCTAATAATCGCTGTGCTTGCTGCTGCTGCAGGAAAAACTATTGTAAAATCTCCAGCTGTTGATGTTTTATCTCCACCAAAATCAATAGTAGCAACTGATTTATTACTGTCTGAAGAATTGTAAATCATACATCCTCTAGCTGTAACAGTGGCAGTACCAAAAGTTAAATCAGCAAAATCAGTAAAACCTGTAGTTCCACCAGTAGTAGGATCTACTCTAGTTAATGTGCCTCCACCTGAAGAATAGTTAGTACCTGAAACTTGGTTAGTAGTTGTAAAAGCAGTAGTTGTTGCTCCTAAAGTAGCTGAACTTGTGTATAAAGCTAATTTAAAAGTGTCACCACCTGAATTTTTAAAATTATGCACTGCTTCAAGTAATTCTTTTTTAAAGCTAGTTGTTAATGTAGATGTAATTGCCATTACTTAATCTCCGTTAATAGTTTTGCTAAATCATCATGTCCTTGTTTTGTAAGAACATTTTTCATAGTGCATCTTTCACTATTGATTGCTTGTTTAATATGATAAAGTATTGTGGAATAAATAGCTAGTCTGTATGCTTCAGCCTGTTGTCGTATATGTCCTTGAGCATTTTCAGAAATACCACATATCTTATCTGTACATTTTTCTGCCCACCATTCTGGTGGATGTCCTCTGTAGTTTTGTGTTTCTACACCTATGTTTCCTATACTGCTTACAACTTGAATATCGTCCATTTAGTACCTTTTTGCTTCGGGTGGTGATTGTATAAGTTCAGCAGCATCGCGATGATCTTGCTCAATCGTTTCCTTATATTCGTTGTAACCTACTTGATAAAACTCATTTGTTTCTGGGTCTAACAAAATTAATGGTGGGTTATCTAATCTATGATAACCGTAAATTTTTTCCTTTAAGTCTAAGTTTGTATCTAATAAACCCGATCTTGGAGCAACACTTACCGTGATTCCTGCAGATATACATTTAGACAACCAAAACTCACAACAACTTCTTCCAGCTTCAGCAAAATGTAGATTGCCTTTATAGGTAAAATCAATACCAAACATATTTATTCTAGCGACTTTATTATAAAGAGCATAAGCTATAGCGAACGCTACAGTATTGTTTAAATAAACACTTCCTGTTTTTCTCACTACATCTAACAACGGGTATTCTACTAAATTACCACAACGTGGATCTAATTCGCACGTGTAGATAGGTCCAGGATGTTCTTTCAAAACTTTGCACATAATACCTGTTTGAGAACCCGCTGCATTGCTGTCTAAAAATCTACTGGCAGGATCTAACATAAAAACCCTATCAGCATGTGCTACTACTCCAGCCATTGCATTTATAGCCCAAACTTCATCGTACTCTTTACTATGGGTTATTGATAAATGAAAGTCTAATTGACTTTCCCCCATAGCAACTATAGCGATATTTTTCGCCTCGAGACTATTTTCTTCTATCACGACTGTGGTACTCTCCTCGCTTCATCGTATCTATTTTGATCTCTTGTCGACTTCCCTTCACCAAGATTTTTAAGTAATTGTATAGCTTCTTGAAATCGCTGTTCAAATAAAGGCATAGCATCATAATTTTTTAAATAAACCATAGCCTCTACTAACGATCCGTACAATAAAGTATTAGGAGCATTGGTAG